TGTCGGTTTGCTGGACCAATGGTGGGGCTGGGGTTGGGTCTCGGGGTCTGGTGGTGGGGTTGCAATTGAATTAATAAAAAAAGCCTATTTTTCACCTCCTTTTAAACTTGCTCTCTCTGGTTCTCAATGCTTTACAATTTATAAGACAAAAAAAATCCCCCTAAAATAGGGGGGTTAAATTTAATAACTAGCTAATAAAATTTATTTTATTCTAGTATTTCAGGGTCGCAATGCTCCATACATTGGCTGCAAATGTCTTCATAAATGTAATGAAGAGGTGCACCACAGCAATTAGATACAATTTCTTCCATGTCTTTTTATTTTATGTTGTTCTTATTTTCTCCCAGATAATGGCTTGGAATTCGTAGCCCGTTAACCCTACTTTGTTTGCTTCTTGTATTGTTATCTTCTGAATTGTTTCGTAAGCTTTTGGAGTTAACCCCGTGGTTATGGTAGTCCCAAAGCATGCCCGAAGATGCCAAAGATCAACAGTAACAAAATCGCCATCCAATAGAATATTTTTAGTGAAGGCAAATGTTTTTTTGGCTGTTTCTTTTATTCTGTCAAAGCCTTGTGCAATGTCAAACGCTTTGGCTTTGTTCCCGTTGAAGGTGCAAACATTTATATCCTTGGGGTGGATTCCGTTTTGATGTGCTGTTAAAACATTCTGGGCGTCTAAAATATTACGCTCCCACTTATTTCGGGGGCTTAGTGCTGCGATAACTTCCGCCACCGTTTCAAGTGTGTAGGCGTTCCCCGTTGCTTGTGCAATTTCCAGGGCTAGACTGTTAGCGGTTTTGTACCACTGTTTCCCGTTGCGTTGCTCTTGTTTGGTGGTGGTTTTGTAAATTCTTTGTAGGTTTTTCCTTATTTGGGTTTGTCGATATTTAGTTAATTTAGGTAATTTCATTTTAAATGTCGTTTTTGAGTTCGTTTAATGTATTAAATGCGTCTTTCTTAGTTCCTCCTAAATCAATATAATATTGAATAATTTCATTTTGCATCAATTCAAAATTCCAATATTTGAAACGGTCTTTTGTTAGCTTCTCTAAATAGGGGGCAATATTTGCCCCCGTTTTTAGTTTTATTTCAATATAAAATTGAATTAGGTTTTTTCTGTGTTTTAGTTCCATGTTAATTTAATTTACCTTTGGAAAGTTCTTCCCAAATTTGAGTTATAATTTTTCCGTATCTATTGTGATACTCCTCTATTGATTCGTTTTTTATTTGTGGGGCGTTTGTCCACATATATTCTTGCACTAAATCGTGACAAGTGTCAAATAATTGTATTTTTATGTCTGTTAATTTCATGGCTCAAAATCTTAGTTTGTAAAGTTTGTTTTCTACTTCATTTAATAAAAATTCGGTTAAATCATTGTGTGCCCACTGGTTAAACATTTCTTGCGTATTTTTATCGCATAAGCTTAAACCTTCGTTAACGGCTTGTTCAATTATAAAATCCAAAGTTTGATTTTGATAAATTAATTCGGCACAATTATCAGCCAAAAAAATTAAAGCTTCTTGTGTTATTTGATCTTCGGTTGCTTGTGTCCAGGCGTCCATGTCTGGAGTATTATAGGGGGCTCGGCTGTCATGCTCTGCCCCCGTTGGATAATTTGAATGTATCATTGTTTAAGCGTTAAAATGGATTAATAAATGTCCTCCAAAGTAGAGGAAGAAAAAAGCAGCAAATAAAAAATAAAATACTTGCAATTTTGTAAATGCTCTGTTGTTGTTTGTGTGTGTGTTTGTGTTTTTCATTGTGTTAAAATTTAATAGTTTGGATAATTAAGTCATTCGATAATTGTTGGTAGGTTTCGCCTTCCTCGAGTTCACAATTTAGATAGGTGAATTCTTGGATTGACTCAATGCATAAATGAGGGTCTTTTTGCCAAATGTCATTGAAGTACTTTAGCGTTTCAGCGTCCCAATAAAAACGGGCTGTTTTGTAAGGTGGTTGTTTTTCCATTGTTATAAAAATTTAGTTAAACATATTTATACAAATGTAGGGCTTCCATATGACAAATAAAAGGGAAAAGATGCATTTTTTCGCCAAATTATGCATTTTATATTTAGTCTAAATAAGCATAAAAAAATGACTGTTGTACCTACAACAATGAACCAAAAAAAAATCCCCAGAAGGGGGTATTGAATTGCGTGGAGTGGGTATTGAATTCATAGACCTGGGTATTGAATTCAGTGGGTATTAAACTGAGAAAGGGGTATTGAATTCACAAATACCCCTCTCTACTGATGAAAAAACAAATAATTAACTAATTCTATTAGCTTTTTTAAGGTTTAGATTATATACTCTTATAATTTCTTCTTGATTATCTGGATCATTGTTGTATACATTGAGCTTCTTTTTATGCATATTAGATAAAAGTCTTTTGATATCAAACTTTTCGTTTCTCATCATTATACTTTTTAATGCCCTGGTGAAATTAGTGGATTTAGCTTTGTCAACATGTTCAGATATTAACATTGCATTATTAAGTACAGAGCTTCCAATATTTTCATCTATCTTAAAGTTTTTTTCTTTTATAGCTTTAGCAACGCTTCCCCCTCCACCTACTTGATGGTAGTAAGCATTGTTTATAATACCTTCTGTAAAATTAGGCTTCCATTCATCATAAAGCTCTAAGAGTCTTTGACAGTCTAAATCTCCTAAATTTGCTTGATTATATACATAGTCTGTTATTGACCAGCTTCTGCGTACATTGTTAGTTTCAAATATATCACTAGCCGTTGCGTTATGATTCACTATATAATGTATGGGTAATCCTAGCGATCTAAGAGCATTAAATCGGTGCTGACCATCATAAATATATCCGTCTGATGTTACGGCTATAGGAATCTTTAAACCTTCTCTCTGTATACTTTCTCGTATCTTTTTAAGATTAGCTTTGTTAATTTGTCTGTTAAATACATAGTGTTTTAAACTAGAGTAGTTTCTTGTTTCTTGAATTGTAAATTGTGGTAAATTCATAATTTGTAAAGTTTATAATTTTTCTTCTAGGTTATACATCCATTGTTTATGTACGGGTAAACCTGGCTTACCCTCCGGCATCAATCCCTCCAAGGTTTTGATGTGCGTATCAAGCAGTGATTGGATCAATGCTATTTCTCTCTTCTCTAATAGAATGGGTACTACTTCTTCCCCATTATCATTTATATATGTTCTCATATTATTTTTATAGTTCTTTTAATATTCTTAGCTACCTCTGCAACCACATCTACTGTTACAGCATTCCCACACATCTTATATCTTTGTGTGTCTGATATAGGAGCTGTAGCACCATTGGCTGTCCAATTATCTGGGAATCCTTGTAAGCGTTCACACTCAACTGGCGTAAGTCTTCTAATGTTATTATATTCAAGGACATATTGATCTGTATTGTTTCCAGTTCCAGTAGAGGTGTGTACGGTGTTTGCATCATCTTTAAGATTCCTATTCACTACTTTACCTTTTTTATCTCTGGAGTAGGAAATAATCTTCTTATCAATAACAGCTTGCTCACAACCAGTGTCTAGTGTTTGTGCTACGCCTTTACCAACCCTACCTCTTCTAGTTTTTGACTTTGGATTAGCATAATTCAAACTATCCCCAGGAGACATAGTTTCATACCCTTTACTGTTGTTAGTGGGTACTCTGATTAATTGGTTATCGTAGTTTATTCCTTTTCTATAGCTTGTTGTGATACAGGCACTCTCTTGCCTTGTTTCTGCCAATCCTTCAGCAGCTCCAATGCTTTCTCTGATAGGAAATACTTGTTGTCCACTTCTTGCTCCAGTATATCCGACAAGGTAGACTCTCTCTCTATTTTGGGGTAGAAACCACTTTGTATTAAGCAGTTGCCATTCGATTGTATAATCCCCAATGTTGGCAAACGCTTGCAGGATTGCCGCAAAGTCTTCGCCACTGTTTGAGGAGAATGTTCCCTTAACGTTTTCCCAGATAAAAAAACGAGGTCTGCATTCTTGTATAAGCCTAATTGCTTCAAGGATAAGGCTGCTTCGTTCTCCTTCCATTCCTTTACGTTTTCCAGCAAGTGAGAAGTCTTGGCAAGGACTTCCAAAAGTGATGGCATCAATTCTTGGGAGTTCTGCTCCTCGAACATCTGTAACTGATCCGACATATGTACTATTGTTAAAGTTATTCCTATATACATCAATGGCGTACTTATCCAGCTCAGAGAAGTACGAATTGACTTTGTAGCCTGCTCGTTCTAGTCCAAGGTGGAATCCGCCTATCCCACTAAATAAATCTAGTAAGTTTAGTTTCATATTGATTCAAATTCATCATGGAAAAGGATTTCCGTTTTTACATTCGCCCAATCAATATATTGGTACTCTAGGTTTCTAGCAACCTCAAATATATTATCCTTGTACAAACCATTCTCAAGTATTTCGTGAGTGCCACAAGCTATTCTTCCGTAGGCAACCTCATGTTTTAGTTCGCCATCAACATAAACCTTAATAGTGGCTTCTCCATACCATTCGTTGTCCGCTCTCTTACGGTCTAGCATATCATCTCTGTGGCGAAGAAGGTCGATAAGCTCTAGCTTGCTCTTACTGATTAGATCGTCCCAAATAAGGTGATACTTGTTCTTTAGTTTTAGTTCCAGTAGTTCTTTTGATTGTTTCATTTTATATAGTTTTAGTTATTATTTTTCCAGTTGAATTTCTGTAGGTCATTGTGCCATCCTTCCATACGATAGCATAATCCCTAGTAGCTTTTGCTTGTCTCTTAGCTTTACTTAAGTTGTGTAGGAATTGTTCCCGTTTCATATCTGCTCAAATTTATAAACTTCTCCATTAGCTTTGATTTGCTTAACAGTCTCAACATTGAAGAATCTGTAGTCCTTCTTCTTCATGTCATAGACATTGATGAGGTTCTTTTCCCTCATGTCGAATTTCATACCTTTGCCAGTAATACCTTTGGCTACACCTCTGCGTGCAACCATGGTTCGCTCTTCACCAGTAGTTCTTTTGGTGAATACTACTGAGAATATTTTCCCAGTGTCAGTCAGTTTGTCTAAGTAGTCGTAAAGTAATTTTTCCATAATGTTATACGTTTATGTGGTGCAAGATAATACCTGCACATGACATTTCCAAATAAAATATATAAAAAAATTAAACCCCCTAGTTTCCTAGAGGGCTCAACCAAATATTAACTAAATCTATCAAACAATGAAAAACAAATTCATTACTGCTAATATATAAAAAAATTATTTAACTACATACATTCCTTTTGGATTTGTTCTTACAAGTAGGTATTCAATTGCGTACCTCATGCTGTCAACCCCATGATTATAGGCGTCCCTGGGTTTTATACCTCTGATGTCCCATACATAATTATTGAATTCTTTGACAAGGTTTTCCCCTTCTAGATTTATATTATAGTCCTGCATTAAAGCAATACCCGTTGCGATTGATCCTTTTCTCTTAATAGTTCTGGTGACGTTTAAACCTCTAGTGGCGAGTTCTGCGGTAAGCCTGGGCTCACTGTTATCCATTACAATTAGTTCCTTACCTGCATACCGGTTACACAATTCATATATATTGGACGTGACCAATCCTTTCTTATAGAAGTGTTCCTTCACCCATATAATCTTTCTGTACTTGTCCACCGCTACTTCAGTGAGACAAGTCTCGTCCCTAGAGAATCCTATATCCAATCCAAAGCACCTAGTAGGTATCTCATGATTAAACTGCCCAATCTGCCAGTCCGTAAACACTACACCTTCTGCCTTCTGTAGCCACCCACCTAGTATCTGGTGTTGGTACTTATCTGGTCTTCTTATCGCCATGGATTCAACCTGCTTCACAAAAGACTCCGATAGATTCTCAATGTTGTCCCGGTAGTCTGTGTGTATATAAGTTACATTGTCCTTAGTCCCATTAAATCCATCTGGGATACCTCTATTCTGGAAGAACCTTTGGTATATCCAATGCTCCTTTGTAGTGGGGTTTAGGATTAATAGGACTCGGTTCTTGGCGTCCTTTGATCTAATGGAGTAGTCTATCTTATCAAAGCTCTCCTCATCCATAAGCTCTTCTGCTTCATCCAATACAAATGTATTGATACCACTAATCGACTTAAGTTTCGCTGTCTGGTCTCCAGAGGCTGTCTTTATACCGGAGAAGTATATGAAACTACCTGTGGCTTTATTCTTAATGTCGTACTTAGTTACGTCAAAATTATCCCTAGCTCCCATTAAATCTATCTTCTCCAGGAATTCTGGGATAATGGACATTGAAGCTGAAGACATAGTGTATCGTGTAAACAATACTCCTATGTTCTGCTGATAAGTCAAAAGGTTCAGAAACACCGTTGCTGCAAACGATTTCCCCGAACCTCTTCCTCCAGTAATTACAAAGTACCTACTGTCGCTGCTGAAGAGTGGTTGGTACTTTGGGTGTAATGAAACTGCCATAAATCATCAAATGTAAATATTGAAACTAGCTTATCGTATTTATTAAATCCCCTTTTATACTTTTTTGCTTGTGGGCTTTTCACCAAGTCTATCGAAGAATACTTATTCATAACATCTACAGTTGCAACACCTAGTATCTCATAATCTACATAATTATCATGCTTAACTATCCTAGTTAATAGCTCTGGATATTCTGGTTTTATTTTAACTAAATGAGCGTGATAACCTTGTACTGTTTTCAAACCTAGATTTAATCCGATATCTTTAAAGTCTGCATAATTATATTTATTAGACTGACCAATGCTAAAGTCTGGTTGAAATTTACCTTTTGAGAATTTGTATAATAAAACTTCAGAACATGCATCAGTTGCTATTCTTTTTCTCATGTTGTTCTTATCTAAATTATACCTAGAATCTTTTGATAATTTATATTTTATCCTTTCCTCTATGTAATGATTTAAACCTGTATAGCCACCAAAATAAATAGAAGCCATGTCCATCATTTCTTTCAAAGAATCTTTGGTTACTCTAATTATAGTGGTGCTATTTATCTTCATTTTTACTTAGCTTTTCTAATCTTTCAATTCTTTCCAAACACAGAACCATTATCATCTCCAGTCGTTCTATTTTGTTCTTCATTTCTATTAGCTTCGATTCTTTCATTCTCTGGTGTTATATCTATTGTTTTAGGTTGGGCGAAATCTATGATCGGTATATTGACTTTTGTGTTGACGTCAATCTGTTGCATCTCTTTTGGCTTCCCGTATCTATAATTCATAATGTAGTCCCAGTGCTTTGAAGAACCTCCCTTGGCTAACTTTGCAACTTCCTGCCACATCTTCTCCTCACTACCAAACACTTTCTTAAGTGCAGATAGTGTGAGTCTATTTATATCCTTCTCTGCTATTTTTCTTGGACGTCCTTGTCCCCTGGAGATTCCCTTGATAGCTCCATTGTTTCTCCTTCCGTCTAATTTCTTTGGTTTATTTTCCTCTGCCATATTTACTTTATAAAGCAAACCCAATGAGTCTGCATTCTTTTACCGCTTCTATGTCCATATAAAGGTTTATGATTTGTAAGCTGGAGTATTTCTCTTAATGGTATTTCTACTTCACACCACTTAAACACTAAAGTGCCATTTGGCTTCAATACTCTAAAACATTCTTTAAATCCATTTTTAATCATGCTCCTCCAATCTCCTTCAAGGTTTCCATAACGCTTTGTTATTTCCCCTAGCTTATTTCTTTTTATATGAGGTGGATCAAACACAACATGCCAGAAAGAATTATCCTCTTGTTTTATATCAGTAAAGTCTCCAACTTGGTCTGGATTTATAACAAGTGTTTTATTTCCGCTTGGATATTCATTATAGTGCGTCTCATTTCTTTTATCAAGATATAAGGCTCTAGAATCGGATTTATCAAACCACATTCCTTTTGCACCACAACAAACATCTAAGACTTTTTTATCTTCCATTATCCCTCAAATGTTAGCATTAGCATTATTATTATCGCCCCTATTAGGTAAAACATACGCTCTCTTTTTTAGTTCATTGTTTTCTCTCTTTAGTAAT